ATTTCCATACACCTCTGCATCTCCATACACCTCTGCATCTCCATACACCTCTGCATTTCCATACACCCTTGCATTTCCATACACCATTGCATCTCCAGACACCCATGCATCTCCATCATGATCCAGATTTTCTTCTTTCTCTACAAAACCACCTAGCTCTCCTTTTTCTACTTTTCCAAACTCTACAAGAGCTTTAATTCTGAATAACTTAGTTCCTAAAAAGTTAGTAATAAATTCTGTTGTTAATTCAAATTTTTTCATTTCTTTAATCTCCTTTTCTTATTTCCAATAGACTGCACTAGATGTGACATGAATACCTCTAGGTTTCCTTTTGTTACGTTGCTGTTCTGCTTCAATTTCTTTTCTTACTTCATCCCCGAATTTTTCTGTCCAAAATGTAATCAAATACTCTGGAATCTTAAACATTTGTGAGCAAGATTTTGACGTATTGTTTTTTGTCAGTCTTGTCTTTACTACCATTTTTATGTATTCACGAGAATATGGGGCGTTTTCTTCTTTGTTTTCATCTAAATTCTGTTTTTTCCATTTAAATAGGGTGGATGAATCAATGCCGTATTCTTTCGCAACGCTCTTTACCTCATGTCTTGCGTTACTTTCTGCAACAACTTTTCTTTTAAATTCTGTTGTGAATTTTTTATACCCCATCTTCTTCCGCCACCTTTCTGTAGATTGCTACATTTCTGCCTGTCAAACTGTCATGACGTTTACCGCATACCTCAATACGTCCGTCATGCACTAACTCCGTTAGCCGTGGTTGTACCTGCTGTCTTGTCGGTTCTAATACTTTTTTATGCTTATACAACACCGTTGCGATCTCTCGTGCTGTCATTGCTCCGTATTCGAGTTGTTCTAAAATCAAGATATGTATTGCTTCTTTGTTGACCTTTTTATGTGATTCTCTTCTAGTCTGCTTAGTAATGGAAGAACTTCGTAAAGCTATCTCATTACTAAAAAAACTCATTTGATACATTTTCCATCACTCCTTACTCTAATTGTTTCTGCATTAACTGCATCTCTAAGCTGTCAAAATCATAGTCTCTTTCGCACTCTAAGACACTTGCAGGATTCCGCTGTGGCTTCGGTTCTTGTGGTTTTTCGTAGTTCTCGTCCAGATAATCCACGTAACCACTGTTAAAGAATGTCGAGCCGTTCTGTGGCTTTCTCCACGAAGCATCCTGTTCTAATCCGTCAAGGTATCGTTTCAATGCCCTCTGTATGTGTTCCTCTCCTATCTGGTACAACACTTTTTTCTTGGCATCGGATACCTGCCCTTTACCACGTTTATTCGGGTACTTTTTCCAGAGTCTCTCAAAGCAATCAATGATTGCTTTTTTGTTTGACTTTTCGCAATTTTCTTTTGATTTCTCGCAATTTTTCTTTGCGTTTTTGTCTGGTTGTTCCATTTTTCGTTCCACTGGTTGTTCCATTTTTGTTCCATTTTCAACCACCGTGTTTTCCTCGGTAGTTGTTTCTGCAACTTGTCCACAATCTATGTACTTTTGATACTTTACTGTGTATATCGTGTATTTATTTGTGCTTTTTGTGGATATGTACCCAGTATCTTTTAGTTTCTTTAGTGCTGTTCGGACCTGCGATTCTGTCAATCCTGTCTCTGCACTAATTCTTGTTATAGAAGAAACAAATTGTCCTGCCTTGATTTCTCTGCCGCAGTACCGCTTGTCCTCTAAATTTGTATGTAGTAGGCAGTGGCAAAACAATCTAAATACATTTGTGTTTTCATACCATTCCCAATCTGTATTTATATTTATGTTCATTCACTGCCCTCCTGCTTAATCTTATGGATATTTAGTTTCATGGATAGTTACTTCTATCCGTGGTCTTTTTTTGTCAATTTCAAAGTTATCTGTAAATCCTTTTACATACTTCCAACCATCATCTGGGAACACTCCTGCTTCTACAAGGCTGTCTAAGATGTATTTCTTAGCCGATGCAATATTGTCGGGATCACGTCTGCGGTCCTTTTCGTACCATGTAATTTCTACATGAACAGGGAATCTTATTTCTCTGTCCTTTTCCCTTAATTCATAAGGGATACTGCATCTACAGATTTTCTGATTACTTCTCTTGCATTTTGCCCCTTTATAAGGATTAGTCCTGCAAGCATTAACGTAAGCATTTAATCCGTCCAACCTGCCTTGGATTGTGTACGTTACAGCCATGACTTACCAAACTCCTCTCTAAATGATTCTCTGTCTCCTACGTGCTTCTCATAAGCTTTCTGTGCCAGTTTCTTATACATTAGATCGTAGTTTTTATTTAAGTGTGCTGACTGTTTACCGCCTGTGTGATGTTCTCTACATAATGGAATCACTAAATTATACTTATCTGCTTTCTTCCTGTTTGCCGTTCCGTGCAAACAATGATGTATCTCTACGTTAGGACTTCCGCATAAATAGCAATGTTCCATATCGTCAACGATGATTGATTTTTTCTTTTTCAATCTTAAGTCCCCACCTTTCTTCCATTTCTTTTATATCCTGCGGTGTTGCTGTCTCAATTCCAAGCTCTTTTGCTTCTGCAACAGTTCCTTTTATTAGTTCAGACATTTCCTTTGTGTCGTAGGTATGACTCCCACGCATTACCAGATTGATTCTGAACAACTTACCTACCTTATTGGTAGTTGTACTGGCTGTCGGTTGTAGGTGGCAAAATTCAAGGTCGTACACTTCTATATCGTTATCTAGCGGAAGTGATACAAGAGAACCATTTATAATCTCATGCTGTCCGTACTCTGCTATGAGTTTGTTCTTTATATATACCTTGCTGTTGTCTGTTACTTCTGCAATCTTTCCAACCAGTACATGAAAGTATGCATTGGCATCTAAGCTCCTTCCCTCACGGTACTGAACAACCTTAAGCCGACATTCTTTGTCTTTTAGTCGGTCATATTCCCCTCGTATGTCTTTTTCACACACAAGGGAAATAACCTGCTTACCGCTTTCAAAATCAATGGATATATCATGAATTTTGGCTTTAGTTTCCATCTAATCAGCTCCAAATCTTTCTTACGTTAGCCTTGTCTTTGTTGGCTACAATGTACTGATATTCTCCCTCGGTAATTTCTGAAATATCTTTATGATGATAAGATGCAAGAATCTTGTTAATATCAAATGCCATTTCATCACACAAGCTTAAAAGTGTATCTTGTTTGATTTTTGAAATCTTCATACCTCTGATTGCTTCTGCGTTGTTATCGTCTGTCTGCTTGTCCGCTCTTGCTTTGCGTTCTTTTTGATTTTCGTCCGTATCAGCATCTTTTGTATCATCCAGTAAGAAGATTCCATTTAAGGCATACTTACGTGCATAAGATGATGCCGTTCCTGTTATCTGAGAATCATCCATTCCTTTTTTATTAAGTGCTTCTCTTGCAAGTGCTGTTGTTGCTACACTTGCTTCTGTTTCAATGTCCTGCACCTTTACTGTTGCTTTTACGTAGACACGATCTCCAACAGCTATTACATCATCTGTTATGTACATCGCAAGCTTCTGTTCTTCCAGAAGTGGTTTCACAGCTTCTAAGATTCCCTCTGCGTTGCGGTACATATACCCACCGAATGAGTTTCTTAGATTTTTTGGTGCTTTCAATGTTGTCTGAATCTTCATCATCTTTTCATGTATTGTCATGTTATCTATCTCCCCTCTGGTTCATATTCTCCGTTATACGGAATTACATTTCCCTGTTCATCGACCTCTTTCACACTGCATACATCATTAAAGTATGCTTCTTTAAGGCTTACATTTTCATCAGTGTTTCCCATCAGTGCATCCAATGCATAGTCGATAAACCACTGTCTATCTTCTTTATTTCCTTTAATCCTCTTCTTGATATAATCGTCTGCATCTTCCATTGGGATTACTGTTCCGTATTCATTTGTATATCCTGTAATAATCATTCCTGCTCACTCCCTGCTTCTTTCAGAATCTCTTCTACATCAAATTCTTTTGGTGCTGTTTCTTCCTGCTCATTTTCTTTAAGCATTGCAAAAAGTCTAAGCACACTTGCTGTATATGCTAAATTTTCAAAAATGGTTTCAATAGCATCGTTATTCGCCATTCTTTCATTTAAGATTGTATTTGCGTTATCAAATACTTCTTCTTTGTTGTATATCCATTCTTCATTATCTTGTCCGTAAAGTTTTACAATAAGTTTGCTATAAAACTCTGTCATGCCTGTTGCAATTTTTTTATCTGATACCTTATTTTCCTCTTCTGTAAAACGTGGGTCTCTAGTTTCTTTCACTGCTTCAATAATTACTTTTCTTGCTGCATCTTTAAACTCTTTTTTTGTAATAATCATTGTCATATCTCCTTTTTCTTGCTATAATCGGTTTATACATTTTTTGTTAAGCACTTAAGACCTGCCATGTCTGGGTGCTTTTTTTCATTTCCATCCATCACGCTCTTGTGCGATTAATGCCAGTCCTGCGGCTACACAAGTACCCATAAACCAGAATGGCATTAAATCTAATCCGCAGACTATCAGTCCACACCCCATCATGAATGCTCCCATTTTCATTTAAAACCCTCCTCTCTGCATTGCTTGGTTCTCATTTGTTAGCTTTCTTATTCTCCATTTTTCAAATCTTTCTGTATCAAAAAATATAGGAGAATTTGACTTAGCACCTTTTTGTGCAAAGTCTTGTCCACGTTCCCGATAAGCTTCATCCAGAAACGACCTCGGGAACCCCATTTTCACAAGCTCTCCCATCTTCATAACTGGCTTCGGGTATTCCATGTTTACCTCACTTTCTGCGGATTCTGTACCGCTTTCTCTTCTTTTTTGGAGTTTTACGATTTCTGCGAATTGCTAATTTCTTCGCCTTACCGTATTTTCTCTCTCTAATTCTCTGACCCATTGTTAACATCTCCATTAACGTCTGTCTTGTAGGTGTTTACTCCGCTCCCATCTTGACTAACATAATCGTATTGATTAAACATATATATCCACACTCCGTTAGTCCCAACCAATGTTAGAAATGTTATCAACCAGATTATGAACCACCGTTTGGCTGTCCTTTTACTCTGCTCTATAACCTCTGTAGCGAATAACTCTTCTATCTCTGACCACGTTTTGTCTTTTTCTTCCATAAGTCCTGCACCTCTTTCTTGCGGTTCTTGGAAGATTGTGTTATAATCTTCTTGTTTCCGCTAGGCTAGTTAGTGGTTACATTCGCCCTGTGTGGTAGTTCCAGTACCGCATGGGGCATTTTTATTTCTTTCGTGCTTCTCTTCTCTTTTTACTTCTGTAGTTGTCGATTAATACAGCTGTGATTTCAAGTGCAATTACTCCTACAGCTCCTACAAATATTCCTAATTGAAATGGTGGTATATACATTTCTGTACTCCTTTCTGTGTTATAATCTCCTTAGGAGGTGTACTATGTCTAAAAATCCTTTACCACATCTTGATAAACCAGATGAAGAAACCATTGATAAAATGAAATCTTCTGACTATTCCAAAAATCAAAAGGTTCAAGATGAAATTTTAAAATTTTTAAAAAATGATAAACAGCTTATCAAGGCAATTCGTAAAGAATGGTTCTGGGCAAAAGGTATTGTGATTTTCAACACTGTTTTGTCCGTTATTTCTGTTATCATTGCTCTTATTTCGCTAATAGTATCCATATACAAATAGCAATTACTATCACTGCAATAATCACAGTAATAAGCTGTATGAAGAAGAGGGTTCTTAATATCATTAAGTCTCTCTTTTTTTGTTTTCTCGTTCTGCCGTAATTTAGGTAATAGAACAAATCATCAAAATTCATATACACCCTCTTTTCTGCTATCTTCTAAGCTTCTTCACTGCTTGTCCTCATCTCCCATCTACTCGCTATCTTCTAAGAAATAATCTACTGTCACACCAAAGTAATCGGCTAATGCCTTTAACTTTTTGATTCCCGGTTTACTTCTTCCTGTTTTCCAATCCGTAAACGTAGACCTTACAATTCCTGTATCTTCTGACACTCTGTAATCTGTCAAATTCCTTTTGTCCCTTAACGCACAATATTTTTTATACATATTTACTCCTTTCCGAACGTTTCTATTGATTTTAGTTCGGAAATCAGTTATAATATGAAATGTAAAGAAAAATCATAACAAGAACTTACCAATGGCTGTTCTTTTTTCCGAACTTATGGTTATATTATAATTCGGATTCTAGAACTTGTCAATAGTTTTTGTACGGATTTTGGAACTTTTTTTAAAAAAGGCGGTGCTCTATGTACGAAATTTATCAAAAACTGCGTGACGAAAGAGGTCTGAAAGATTCTGATGTAGCAAGAGAAGCTAGCGTTTCTAAGTCGACTTTTTCTGATTGGAAAGTTGGTAGGAGTAAACCGGGCATCAAAAAGTTACAGAAGATTGCCGATTTTTTCGGTGTAACAGTTGATTACCTCATGACAGGAAAGGAGGAGGATAAAAAAGAAAACAGTGTAATAGACATCAAAGACGAACTGGAAAGAATGAGAGATTTACTTAAAAACAGGACTAGACACCCTATCTACTACGATGGGGAAAAACTTGACGATGAATCTCTTGATGCGATATTAGCTCAGTACGAAATGTCACTTATATATCTTAAACAGAAAAATAAGTGAAGAAAGGATATGAATGTATGAATCATAATCAAATTAAATCTATTGTATACAATTTGATTAAAAAATACGAAACCAGAAACCCCGTTAGACTTGCAAAAGAATTAGACATAATCATCCAGATCGGGGACTTAAAAAAAATATCTGGTTGCTATTTAAAGATTCACGAAAGAGATTTTATTTACATAAACGAAAAATTATTAGAAAACGAAAAAAAGTATTACGAAGTATTAGCTCATGAGTTAGGTCATGCAGTCCTGCACAAAGAAGATTTTTATTTCTTCTCATTCGGCAAGAACTGTTATGAGAACTCTATCGAACAAGAAGCACAGACATTTGCTTCTGAACTTTTGATACCAGACGAAGTGATACTTGAACACAAAGATTATACAAAAGAGCAACTTGCAATGCTGACAGGATACACTCCTCAGCTAATTGCATTTAAACAGCTCTAATTTTTTTCTTTTTTTGTTTTATTTTTTTCTTTTTAATTAAATATAAATATTAATTATTATAATACTATATAGGTTATATATAACTATAGTCTTTAGATACTATATATTTATATAAAAGAAAATAAAAATACACTAAAAACATTGTTTTGTCAATCACAAATTTAAAAAACTTTTTGCATGGTGCTGAAAACCGCATAAAACCGTGGTTTCTTGGACTTTAAAAAAAGAAAATGCATAGTTGATTGATGTTTGCCTGCGATTTGCCTGCGATTTGCCTGTCATTTGCCTGTCATTTGCCTGCGATTTGCCTGTGATGCAACTATGCAAAAAGTCTTGAAAACTGCATAAATACGTGGTTTCTTGCCTGCGATTTGCCTGCGATTGTGATTGTCACGTTGCTTGTTATACATTAACAAAAGGAGGAGTATCATGAAAAAATCATGTAAATTATTAACTGTGTTTTTACTTGCTGTCACACTGGGAGTTTTTGGAAATTTAAATACAGTAAAAGCAAAATCTAAAATTAAGATTTCTAACTCAAAAATTACACTTACTGTTAGGCAATCCAAAACATTAAAGGTAAAAGGCACAAAGAAAAAACCTAAATGGTCAAGCAGTAAAAAATCAGTTGCAACAGTTTCTAAAAAAGGAAAAGTCGTTGCTAAAAAGGCAGGACGTGCTACTATCACAGCAAAGATTGGAAAGAAAAAATATAAATGTAAAGTAACTGTGAAGAATAAAAAGAAAACTCAGAATACAACAAAACCAACCAAAACAGTTCCTGCTAATCCTTTAGGTAGCAGAACAAATCCTTATAACCCAAGAAACGGTGTTACGATAAATAATTATGGTTCTGTATATTATTTTAAATTAAACGAAGTACGCAAAGGAAACGATGCTATAAATTTATTGAAATCATTCGGGAAATGGGGAGAATTTGAACAGGAAGAACTATCTAACAACCCTAACACAAACCTTGTGCTTTTCACGTTTGATGTATCTGCGATCAGTGGATATGACAAGTATTTTTTAGATGGTTCTGATATATTGAATCCATATTGTTTCTATAATTCATCAGCCACGCAAAACTTAGGTGGCGTATCTGCCCTTTATATTGATTGGGAATACGACCGTTCAGAAATTAAATTATATAACGGTGGTAGCAGTAAGATGTATGCAGCATTTTTAATTCCAAATAACGTTGCATCTTTCACTTATAGTAACAATGGTTACTGGACAAAATATAACTTTTAAACAATAAAAAAAGGACCGTACCACGCCCAAATAGGTACAGTCCTAAGCACTATCTAATATAAATACAAGGTAGTTATCATACAAGATAGTACAGCCAAACACCTATATTGTATCATGACTACATCAGTTATGCAAGAACGCAAAAAAGAGCCACCGTTAGAAGACTAAAAAGAACGGTAACCCTTTTCCATAACATCGTAAACATCGTAAAATTTTAATATAGAAAATTCCATATCTATTGTAACACATTCATATTATTTTGCAATGTTATAAAAACTACTCTTGCATGGCTGTTATTTTTGTACCTATTTTGTGATTTTGATTATTTAAAAAGGAGTGATACAATGGCAACAGCTAAATTTAAAAAAGGGAAAGACGGTTACTATTCTACTAACGTATGGGATGGCACATACAAGGATAACGGTAAAAAGAAATACAAACACCTGCGGTCCAAGAAAAGCTCAAAAGATTTAGAAAGAATCGTAAAGGAGTTTGAGCAACTAAGAGACCAACGGCAGGCAATGATTGACACCGATATACTATTTATTGATTATGCTAGGCAATGGAAAGTCTTATATAAAGAGTCCAACCGAGCTAACAATACTAATAAAATGTACGACAATGTAATTAACGTCCATTTTAACGGCATTAAATACGTTAAGCTACAAGATATACAGCGTAGCCACTTACAATTGATTCTGAACGATGCTAAAGGCAAACCACGGACACAACAACAAATAGTTATGACATTTAAGCAGGTCCTGCACTCTGCTGTCTGTGATCGCATTTATTCCGCACAATCATTTGCAGATATATTCAACAATTTTGAAACTATAAATTATAAAGCAAAAGAAAAACGTCCATTGACACCAGACGAACAGAAAGCCGTTTTTAAGGCTTCTTTTAATGAAATGGATAAAATATATGTTTACATCATTTACGGCTGTGGATTGCGGTGTGGAGAAGCCTTAGCACTAACAGAATCAGACTTTAACCTAGAAACACATACAGTATCTATTGACAAATCACACGACATATCAGACAACATACCAAAGAAAAAATCTGTAAAGAATATAAAGAATGGAAAAAGAGTTTTGCCAATACCAGATAATGTATTTGATACAATCTCACGATATGTAAAGAAGCTTAGAACCGATGATAAGAAATATTTATTCATCAATCGTAATTATAAGCCAATGACAAAATCTGGTTTTCGCAGAATGTGGGGTAGAATTACAAAAGCAATGCAGGAAGTTACCGAAAATCCTATTGAGGATTTAACAAGTCACATCTTCCGTCACAACTACTGCACAAACTTATGCTACCAGTTTCCTAAGATTTCTATAAAGATGATCGCACGTCTTGTAGGTGATTCTGAAAAGGTTGTGTTAGAAGTATATAATCACTTAATGCTAGAAAAAGAGGACAGTATATCCGCTGTAAACGATGCTTTAAATTTGGAACAAAAAATGGAACAACGCAAAGAAATTGCTTCATAAATTTTTCTGGAACGAAAGTGGAACATGGAACACGGATGGAACAAATACTTCCCTAAACTTTAGATACTTTCGATTACTTTTAAGGGTATGATTTTTAGATAGGTCATACCCTTAAAAACCGCATAAATACAAGAAAAGCACGGTATTTAGCCATTTGGCAACCGTGCTTTTTTATAGTGAGCGTGCGGGGATTCGAACCCCGGACAACTTGATTAAAAGTCAAGGAATCAAATCTATGTTAAACCGCATAAACTCTATTGTTCTCAATTTTGGTTGGAACGAAAATGGAACATTCTCGCTTCAACGTTTTTTATAATATCACATCATTTTCGACAATGCAAGCATTATTTTTAAATTTTTATGTAAGTTGCTGAACAGTACCCTGTCTTACCGTTATATTTAACTTTATGCCACGCACTACCTTTTTTGACAACCTCTACTGTTGCGCCCTTAGGGATTCTATAAACAATATCGGATTTTGTGTTCGCACTCTTTCTCATAATCAGTGGGTCATGTTTCGTGATAACTGTTCCATGGACTTTTGCTTTCTTTGCTTCTTTCACTGTTGTTCCTGCAATGTCAGCCTTGAACTTCTTCCACCCCTTATTATTCTTTCCAATCCATGGGTCTGGACAATCCTTGCCGTTTACATCCCAGTGGCGAATAACGTGGTCTGCATCAATGTTGTACTTTTTCATGTAGTATGTAACCAACCACACGAGATCGTTGTATACGTCCGCAGGTACGCCGCCAACACAATTGCACATTTCGATGCTTAAGGTGTTTGCATTTGTAGCAACTTTGTATTTGCTACCTGCACCATTTTTTAAAGTGTAGCATCCACCTACTGCCCATGCTACCCTCTTAAGAGATACAGACTTATATACCACTCCACTACCATCAATAAAACAGTGGGCAGAAGCGTGTCTGTTTTCTCCTTGGAAATATTTGCAGTTATTCAAAGCTGTATCGCCTTTGTTTCCTGTGAAATGCACTACAATAAATTTAATATCACTTAATTTTCTTTTGCCGCCATAATTTGACTCATCGGCAAATTTGTTAATAAATTTCATTTTACACTTCCTCTTTGTGGGTAATGTTGATAGGTTCTTCTGTTAAGTCCGCAGGTCCTTGATAGTCTGGGTCTACTGCCTGTCCTAATTCTTCATAAGACATTGCATTAACACTATCCCCGATTCCCTTTGTTGTTGGGTCCACCAATACCCCGACAGCCACTAAGATATTAAGGATGATACCTACAAGCTGTGATACTACATCCTGTGCGATTGGTGCTGTGATACCTAAGATTCCTAGAATCTGATAGATAAATGCAATTAATGCAGAAGCCAATGCTACTAATGTTGCTTTATTCTTGAAACGTAATTTAAGATTCATAGTTTCTCCTTTCATTTTGTGGAAATATATGTTAATATGTATTTGAAGATTTTTCATACTTAATCTTCAATTTTATACTTTCCCCCCTACAGTTTGTAGGGGGTTTTTTATACTTGATAAAACTTCTTTTGATTAACTAAATTCGTCTTTAGCTAACTTAAATCAAGTTCACTCTGCTAGAGTAATCCTTACCATCTGTTGTTACAATATTGTGATTTGCATTTTTATTACCAAATCCAGTAACGTAATAAAGGCAACCGCTACCGTATACAGATGCGTTTTCTTCCGATAATTCAAATCCGGTCTCTCCGCTAAATTCACATCCAAAAAACTGTACATTAGTTAACATATCATTAGCACTGTCAAGACCTGTAGCTGTTCGATAAGCCAGCGTTTTTAGCTTAACATTGTTATCTAGCCCCGACAAAAATCTGCAATTTGTGAATGTTATTTCTCTGTTTTTTTGCGATTTTAAATTGTTATGCACGGTAAAAGTATTACCTTTTTTATAGTTTGCACCAGTCTTTGTTCCATCGAAAACAACATCTTCAAATTTCCAATTGGCACCGTCCCCAGTCCCGGCTCCGTAAACGGTAGAATAATATGTATTTTCACCACGAATTATACAATGTTTAATTCTCCGATCATATCCTTTTGATTCTCTGGCAAAATCATCATGAATAGCATATCTAGTGTTTTCTCCAATTATAGAAAGATTCTCGATGCCAGAGGTTTCTTTAAAATTCAAAGCTGATATATTTTGGTTTTTTGAATCTAGTCTACATTCCAGTATAACGTTTTCACGGTTTCCAATTCCTACAATAGTTACCCAGTTCGGGACGGTCACCCCTATAGCGGACGAATCAGTTATATCTAATCCGTCAGCTAAATTATACGTGCCCTCTTTCAAACAGATAATATATCTATTTAATTCAGTGTTATCTTTAATACTACTTATTGCTTCTTGCAGCGTTTCAAAATTACAATCACTAGCACCAACAGTAATTTCATTTTCTTTTATCTTTAATATACTAATTACTTTGTCACATATTTGTGTATCATCTATACATTCATTTTTTATCTTGTATTTTTTTTCAATTGATGGTGATTCGTAAATCTTACTAGGTTCTGTACCTTTTTCTAGCATTACTTGCTTATCAAAATATACGCTTTTCATCGATAATCTAATATATCTAGCATTTATTGCAGTCTTGAATGTTTTCACGTCTGCCCCCGAAATATATTTTCTAGCTGCATCGTATTGAATAACCACTGCATTGGGCATAGTTTCATAATTTCCATCAGAAAATATAGATAATACATAATCCGTATTTGGTTCGATCTTTACGTAATCGTCTATGGCTGTAAAACTATCATTATATCTATCACTTCCACTTGAAGCTGAATAATATTTCCCTCTTGTATAATTTTCAAAAGCTAAAATATTTCGTGAAGCTGTTACAACAATACATGCCTCTAATGATTCCTTTAGTGAACCAATTTCCTTTCCAACTACAGCCGAATCCGCAGGCTTATCTGATTGTGTAAGTGTTTTATCTGTGTCTACCGCAGCCGAATTATAAATACCACCAGAAGTCCATGCAGACCCATTCCAGTAATACCAATTGCCACTTGTGTAACCAGACTCACTACCTTGATAGACATAGACTCTTGTTTTGTCTGTCATACCTGCGACAGTGGTTGCAATATAAGGTGCTCCAATCTGCCCCATAATCGCAGACCACGGTACTTTTTGTAAATCTTCTTTTCCAACCAGACAATACATATCTTCTGTCGGATTAGACAATACCGGTAAATCATTTATCTTTGCCATAATATCACTCCTTAATCATTCAGTTTGTTATCTTTAACAAAGTTTCTAATAGCATCAATATGCACTTTCAATTCATCGTCAACTACATAGAAATTACCCTTATTATTTCTGCTGATTGGTTCGCCTGTGCTATCGTCAATCTCGTTGTATGTGTATGCTACTCTGTCTCCACCGTCAATGTTTAATACCATAAAGCTACTCAACTGTTTCATTTAATATTTCCTCCTGCTCTTTAATTAAATCGTTGATTTCTTTCATGTATTCTTTCTCGTAGTCAATTACTTCTTCTTTCTCTGAGTTGTCGATTTTTTCAAGTCTTTCAAATTCGTAATCTCTCTGAATTGCTTTGATTTCCCACGAAAACTTAAGATTTTCAGTGCCTTTTACGGTAAAATAAGTAGGTGTTTTTTCTTCTATCCATAAATCGCCTTGTCCCTCTTTCTGCAAGAATACTTGGTACTCAATACCAGTGTTTACCGTTTCTGCAAATATATCATCAATATTTATATAACATTCTCCAGTTTCATCGGTTTGTGCCGTTCCAATATCTCCAAACATTGGAGTTGCTGTCTCATAGCAATACTGTGAACGAATATCGTAATTTTCAGTATCAACTATTCTCTTTTTCGTCCCTGCACAACTAAAATCTTTAGAAACAGACAAATTTCCACCAGAAATATCTACATTTCCATAAAATGATGAATCCAAGTCAGAAACAAAAAATTCTTTTTTTTCTCCTATACTTACATGAAATTGACCTTTTTCTGTACTGTTTAATCCGTGAGATATTAATATGCTTTCATAATCTATATTTGTCTCTGTTGATTCCCAGTCAAATGGCGCGCCAACACTGTTTTCTGAATTTTTAACTTTTATACGATCGTGTTTTACTATTGAAGCTTTTCCTGTCCCGTCCTTACTTTTAGAAACGTACATTCCTTCATTGAATAATTCTGGCAGCAAGCATATATATGATTGTGGAGTTTTATCGCTTTGTAGGACATAATTCGACACCAAAATCCCTCTAGTGTCTACCGTCACAATTTCTTGATCCCACATATTGTAAACATGCAGTTCTCCGTTTCCATATGTGGTAGCTTTCCCACCTAAATTTAACACTCCACCTCTTCCATAAGTAAAATTTATATACAGCTTTCCATCAGTCCCACGATAAATACCTTGCCATTCTCCATTGTTCGTCAACAGATTAAATATATCTTCGTGTGTCAGTGCTTCAACGTCCATAACCAACGGTATTGATTCTTCGTCAAGTACGGTCTTTTTATCTGCTGTATACAGCCTGCATCGTATATACAACACATCTTTCATGCTCCGTTTGCTGACCACAATCATACTTCCTGCATTGGTTGTCAGATAATCGCCTGTCTTGACCTCTAAGCAATTATAGAAAGAATACGTCAATGAACTTTCAACACTTGAACTTTCATAAGTTTTAGTCCATGTCTTTCCATCTTTTGATTCTTCCACTACAAAGATTCCTTGATATTCAACTTTCGCTGAATTTGTGCCATCTCTGTAATATGCCTTAAATGTCATTTCATCTGGTGTTGTACTTCCGTCCTGTGCTTTTTTCAGAATGTTTATGGATGGTTCTAACAAGTACACTCTGCCCGGACTACCATCACGTATCTTTGCGATATTAAAACGCTTCTTCGCTGTATACGTCATATATGTTGCAGTAACATCTATCCATCCAGTATCCGTTGTAAGACTTGACACTGTATAGACTTTACTAGATGTATCAAACGTACCGTTTACACCGTCAGATTTTGCAAACGAAAAGGTAGTATCTTTTGTTACGTCCGTCTGCCCCCAAAACGTCTGTACTGTAAACGTCACTTTTGGAAATTTCACATAATTTCCATCATGATCTACACTAACACCTTGGTATTCGTTATCCATCTTAAGGATTAGATTTCCTGCCTTTTTTATATCCTCAATTTCTTCGGTTAATTTCTTCCCACCGATAGAAATGTTATCTCCACTGATAACTACCTTGCCGGTATCCATATCAACTTGAAAGATAATGTTTCCTGCACTATCTTTGACAGTAATTGCACCACTATTGATATAATCTGCGTCAATACCCTCTACATATAGCAATCTTGTTATCATTTCGCCTGTGATTGCAAAACCATATGGATACGTTTTACCGCCATCCGTGGAAAAACCAATTGCTTCGGCTGTTAGTTTGATAACATTCTGTGATTCTGCGATTGTTGGTTTATCGTGCAAATAGTAAATAGTAGAGCCGTCTGGTTGTTTTTCTGCTGTAGAATACATGCCAGAGCTGTTTTTTAATGTATCATTTAACTTTTTAACTGCATTTTCACGATTTGTCTTTTCACGTTCAACTAATTCTTTTCCTTGAATCAGTGCTTTTTGTTCGCTTGATGTATAATTACTTTGATTTCTCATTGGAGACTCTGCACTGTTTTGTAGTGTTGTATACCCAAAGAATACAAAGTTTACATCTGTTAATACTGAATAGAAGCTTTTACCTCGCCAGTCTGTAATCTTTATCTTGTCTCCAAACTCTGCAATTGGATAAGAAATATAATCCATCGTAAATCCACGAAACGTTACATCCTTGAATCTTTCATAAATCCAAGAAACTAATGTTTCTTCATGACCTGCAACTAACGGATTCTCTATTTCTAAAACGTAGCCATCTGAACCGTATTTGACTAATTCTTCCACATCTTCTTCATTTTCGTTACCATCTTCATCGGTTGTTGTCTTAGTGACAGTCTTTGTCATTTGCACGCCTGTTACCTGCACATCGTTTGTATCATTCGTCAGAGTGTTGTAATCGGTCAAAGTATGAACATTACCGCTGTCATAGTTAAAATCATAGGTCATTATCTGTAAATGTCCTGTACGGTCAATTCTTACGTTTCCGCAGGCAATCATAGCAATAAAACCTATAATCTGTCGGTGTGTATACTCACTAGATGGCATGGTTGGTATCTGGAAGTCATTATGTAAAAAGTTACTATCTCCAATCAAGATACCGCAGGTATCACAACTATCAATTAACACGCTCTTTGCTGTCGCAGGGAACGTCAATGTTGTGCTGTATGCCTTATCAGCTTTGTACATATCATCGTATCCGACAATAGTTACAACGTTTCCGTAGCCCTCTGGCTGTGTAACTGTAAATGTACCGTATTCAATTTTTTCTGTTGTCTCTGATAATTCAAATGTTATATACAGTCTTATTTTTGCTCCAAAGAAGTCATAATTGGATAAGTGATCATCGTCATTCATGATTTCTAACTGGACATTACGGCTGAGTGCAACACCTAAAGGAATGGTGTTAGCACCTGCCGCATCGACCAGACTATTGTTATCTATTGAAAAATCATCTTCTCCTAATGGCAGTACAGTTCCATTCGCAAGCGTTACTTCTGCATTGCATTTAAAATCTTGTCGTTCTGTCATTAGCTGTTTAAATTCATCACTTACATTTATCATATCGGGTTAACCCCCTGCATATTGAAAGATATACTTGATACTTTTTCATGGTTATTTTTAAGTGTTTTTATCTTAATGTCCGATACCTGTCCGACATAAAACTTTGCTGTTCTCCACTCTCCGTAAAATACAGAAAAATAATGTAAATCAAAAGATTTACCACGTGCCACCATTTCTAATATTTCCGTAACCTTAGACATTGGCACATCCGATGCACTGTATGTAAATCGCTCTACTGTGAACATCGGGGTAAACTTTCCTTTACCAGACTGTGCCCTTGTGCTACCTTGCGTATAGGTAGTTTCAAATGCTACAGCTGTGTCTGAATCTGGTTGCCAGACTTTTTTATTATTGATTTTTATATAATCCTGTGCCATTTTTTACTCCTTTCTACGCAAGGCTGAATGGATTTCTACCATTACTCATTTGTCTTAGTTTTGCTTCTTCGATAAATTCATCAAATAACGTCCTGCGGTTAATCTGTGCTGTGAAATGATAATCCCCACCATCGTTACCGCTGTTGTCTGATTCTAAGGACTTCATAACAGATAATAGCTGTTCTAGTAGATTAAGTACGTCATTGTTGTTGCTATCTGTACTGTGTTGCTTTTGTGCGATCACTGCGGATGCTTTCGCAGGTATTACCGCTCCACTTGCTACATACGGTGCTGTAAATGGTACATTCGCCAACTGCTTTGACTGATCTAGTAATGTATCAATCGTATCTGGAAAAGCTTTTTCCAAACCTACTGTGATACCCGCAGGAATCATCTTACCTACTGTATCTCTCATAAGTCGTGATGGAGAATGGATTCCAAAGAAATCTTTTACTGCGTTCCATGCTTCTTTTGCAAGGTCCATCATTTTATTTACAAGTCTGTATGCATTGTTTCCAACACCTTGAACAATTCCCTTTACAACATTTAGTCCAACGCTTCCCCAGTTCATGTCTGAGAAAACTGTTTTCATCTTTCTGATAGCTTCTTTCACTGGACTGTCAGAGTTTCCTGCCATCAAACTTTTTAGCTTTTTCAGCCCGCCAACCATCTTGTCTCTTACATTTTCGACTTTATCAACAACGCCTTGCTTCTTCTCTTCAAATGTGTTCTTGACATTTTTCATGGCATCGCTTGCATGCGTGCCAAAGTTAGATATAACTCCTTTGAATCCGTCAGACACACTATTTTTCACTGCTTCCGCTTTCGCTTTAACAGTTGATAAATTCTGACCACTTAGATTATCTCTAATTTTTGACATTGCGTCATTTCCAAACTGTCTAAACTTTTCAACGACACCGCTTACATTATCTTCAATCCCATGCCTTAATGTTCTTGCTGTTGATTTAACAGTTTCAATACCGCCAGAAATCTTTTCTTGCAGTCCGTTGACAATTCCTTGTCCCCATGTTTGAGCATTTTCTGGTAATTTTTCTATTCTTTCTTTGATGCCATCTCTTAAATCTCCTGCTTTTTCTTTCACAGATTCCCAACCTTTTTTGATTGTTTCTCCTGCTTTTCCTATGCCGGATGCAACGGTATCAAATCCACTCTTTAATTTTTCCCATGCACCTTTGGCAAATTCTGCAACCTTTCTTGCGACTGCTTTGACCTTATCCCAGTTTAATACGATAAGTGCAACTCCTGCGACTATCGCAGCAACAATAACTCCTGCCGGAAAAGTGAAAAGTGCAGCTAAGCCACTTAATGCTGTTCCTATCATAGATACAAATGAACCAATCGCAGGTATTAACGTTGTTGCAAGTATTCCCTCTGCACCAAATATAGCTACTAATCCTGTCGAAAGACCACTTGCGATTGTTCCAATAATTCCACCGCCACCAGATTTTCCAAGTGCTAATATGATATTCGCTAATAAGCTTTTTCCAGTAAGCATTTTAGAAAAGCTTCCTGCCAAATTGATTGCTCCAATCGCTGTACCAAGTGCTAACGCTAATTTTCCTGCTGTTGTACTTGCTAAACCAGAAATCAAACCGCCAAGAACATTTGTTATAATTGTGAATACTTGACTAAAGATTGTACCCCAGTCAATATTGTTTAGGAATGTTCCAATTCCTCTTCCAAGTCCATTCCAATCGGTGTTTTGTGCAACACTAGCAAACACACCTAACAGACTTGTCACTGCATCACTTAACGTCTGCCCTGCCGTTGCCCAATCAATTCCTTGAATCATAGCATTAAGACCATTAGTGATGTTCTTTGCAATTCCAGACCAATCCACTGTCTTTACAAACGCTCCTAACGTTGCAAATGCTCCGTTGATTCCTTTTACTAACGTATCGGCAATTGTTGTGAAATTAACTTTATCAAAGATTCCATTAACAAGATTTCCTAGAGATGTTCCAAGTTCTTCCCAACCAGTCAACCCAAGATTGCTTTTTCTTGACATGTCAGAAACAAATCCGTTAAAGATATTCCATGCAATCATAAATTTGTTTCCAAGCAGATTTCCTAAGTTGGTCCAATTTACCTCATTGACTAACCCACGGAATCCTACTGAAAATTTCGTTCCAAGATTTTTCCAGTCGATACCCTCAATTAAGAGATTCATTGTATTGACAAGTGTATTAATACCTGCACCAACAGTTCGTCCGAGTAAATCCCAGTCAATGTGATCTACAAGACTATTGAACGTTCGTGTAAATGCATTTACAAAATACGTTATCTTCGGCCCTATATTATTCCAATTGATAGCATCATAGATTTTTTGCAATCCTTTATTGATACCGCTTGCGATATATGCTCCAAGTCCTTCCCAATCTTCGTCCTTAATCAACTTTCGGATTTTATCTGCTATTCCTTTGATAGAACTAGCAATTGGCACTTCTTGAAACATATCCGATGGACTAAGTCCACCACCTCCACCACCTACGCCACCGCCACCGCCGGTACTAGGTGTTGTGTCAGAATCATCTTTGTTCTTTTTCTGGAACTGTCTGATTTCATCAAGACCAGATAGATATGTCTGGTTCTCTTTGTTTGCTTTCTTTGTGGCATTGGCGTTTTTTTTGCTCGCTTTTGCTGCATCATTCGATGCCGATGCTGTACTTCCTAAGGATGCAGCATAGTCTTGTTGCACCCCTACGGCTTTTGTAAATGTCTTTTGCCCTGTCAGTGCTGCAACAAACATTCCTACATAGGTCAATGCTTTTGATATTAAGTTAATCAACGTAACTAATGCAGGAGCTATTGCTGTAAGAATCGGACTAAATGCCGTTGCAAAACTGTTTTTTAATCGTGTCAGTGCCGACATCAAAGATGATAGTGCTGCATTTGTGCGATTGGAATACTGTGCTAGATTCTGCATACCGCTTGCTACCGCAGAATTGACCTTACCAATCATTCCAAACACGGTCGAATATAAGATACTCATACCAACCATTCGACCAACTGAAAAACGTGCATTATCAGCACTTTGCGATGTATTAAGGAAGCTTGTTGCAAGACTTCCAATTCTCTTTCCAACACTAAGAGCGGATGAACCAACTTTTTTTAATGCATTTCCAAGCTTGCCAATACCACTTGATAAAAGTGTTGCAAGTATTCTTGTTTTGCTTAATTTTCCGTTTGTTTCCGCTACTTTGCTACCAATATTGGTGTAAGATGAACCTAGCTTTCCATTTGTTCCAACAAGGCTTCTTTCTTTTGCATCAGTCTTAGATATTTCCTTATTTAATGCATTTAAGGCTTTCTCACTTTCTTCTGATGCTGTCTTTGCGTAGTTCCCTGTAATCGGTGCAGTACGTACTTTCTCTGTTGGTTGTGCGGTTGTTGTTCCACTGTCCAACTGCTTTTTCTTTGCTAATAATTCGTCATATTGTCTGCCAAGCTTTTCCGCAGCACTCTCCAATGCTAAAAACGCAGGAGAAGAAGTTGCGTTCTGATTTCTTGCAAATATTTCTTGCTGTGCTGTTGCTACCTGTTCAAACTGTGTATCAAGGCGTTGCAAGGAATCTTCAAGAATCTGATATGCTGTTGTCTTGATATTTGAATTGCTGATTTCATCCTGCAATTGTGTTGTTTGTCCTAAATTGGTGTTTAAGGATTCAACACTTGTTTCTGTACCTGTGATTTCTGCATTTAATTTCTGTAATGCTTTTGCACTCTCTTCACTTGCAAGACCTGTTCCACCTGTAAGTTTTGCACTTTTAGGTAGACCACTGTCTGTACTCGCTGTTGGTGCTTCTAACTGCTTTTTCTTTGCAAGAAGTTCTTCGTATTGCTGATCTAGTTTAGCCGCTGCACTTTCCATTGCTTGAAACGCAGGGGAAGAAGTTGCACTCTGATTTCTGTTAAATATATCCATCTGTGCTTTTTCTAACTCTGCAAGCTTCTGTCCTGTACTTTCTATAGCTTTATCTAACGTATCTAGTGCATTAGATTTAATATCTATGCTTTCTAGCTTCTTTTCTGCCTGTGCGGTCTTTTCCAGTTCCTCAGCCACAGTCTTTGCTTTTTCTTCGACAATATCAATGCCTTTTATATCTGGTGCTTTTATACCGCCACTTATGGCTTTTTCCATTGATTTTCCAATGGTTTTTACTTGATTGGATAAACGTTTTAAAAGGGATGCAATTTCTTTCACACTTGCTTTTGCTTCGGTTGTATCAATTTCTGTTTTGATATAAATACTTCCATCCGCTTTTTGTGTAGCCATTTAATCACACCCCTTTCTGTCCATTAAGAAGTGCATTAAGACGTTCTCTTTCTGCTAATTCTTCTTCGGTGTATTTAACATCTAAGTCAATCAAATTTTTGTTTTCTCTATAGAAATCACGTTCCCAGTCATCAAGTTTCTTTCCTTTCGCATTCTTTATGCGAACATTAAGAATCTGTGAAAACAAGGATTCTCCGATTTCCATATAAGCTCCCAAAAAAGTCCACCAATGAAGATATTGCATAGCTCTGATTTCTCTTCCTAAGACCCTATTAACCGATGGAATAATAACCGCACCGTCCTGTTCCCAGTCCATTGTGTGCGGTTTTTTCTTCCCATCGTCTTTTATACCCATGTCAATAAATTCGATGGCTTTTTCTCTTGCTTCTTCATAGTCATGCGGTGGCATTTCGTCAAAATCAATGTATAAAATGGTAAGAGCAACAATCCACTTTTCATCGTTCTCAAACTCTGGATCATTAAAAGTCTTTAATATATCCAAAATTGCTCGAAAATCTGTACGAATATCGTACTTAATGCCACCAACTACTATGGATGTTGGAAGTTCCCAGACTTCCATTTATTTGTGATATTTAGAAGTTGCTCTTTTGATCTTCGCCTGTTTCTTCTTAATTCGCTGATCTGTTACCTGCTCAATAATATCTGCGATTTCCACGATGATGTTCTCGATGAAGAAATCTCCGCTTTCTGTAAGAGTTAGCGGATTGCAAATAGCAAATACAGACTTAGAAGCTTTAGAGTTAAGCAAGTAATCAATCTGCCCCTCTAATTTGTCAGACAGTTCTAAGATATCCTGCTCTGTAGCATCCTCTGGAAGTTCCATCTTTTCCAAATTAGTAACAACTTCTTCGTATCTTCTTACGATATTTAAATCAACTGGGTTGAATGGGAATCTTCCAATTTCCTCATCATCTTCATTCGTTAAAATTACATTTAATGCCCCAGTTTTGACTTTTCGTCTAAGTTCTTCCATATCCTGCACTCCTTGTTATGATAAAACTGCTTTGCTGTTGTCTTTTAAGTCCTGTGTAGCACTTTCTGAAAATGTTCCTGATGTTACGTTGTAAGTACCTTTTCTGCGGTTTCCTGCGTAGTTAACTGTGAAAGGAATCTGGTAACCACTTGTGTCTCCACCGTAGGATGTTGGAACAATATAACAATCTTCTGCGTATGCTTCATAAGCTCCGCTTGATGCTTCTTTCCATAGGTGTACTTCTACTGCGGTAGTTTTCAGATTATCGTCTTTGTAACGATTATCAATGATCTCCTGCAACTTCTGGCTTAATGTGCTGTCAGCTTCTGCATAATAAGGGTCGGCTTCTGAGGAAACCTCATATCCGTTGTGTTTGAATGTAGATTCTCCGATAATATTTTTACTTGTTTCTGTATCGGGATTAAGTTCGACATTGTACTCTTCTAAGTCTTTTCCAAGACGTTCATAGGATGGTGTTTTACCACCGCACAAAGAGCCTGCATCTAAGAAATGAGCCATATACTTACGGTCAATTTTACCTGTTGTAACTGCCATTATGATTCTCCTTTATCTTTTCAAGGTCAGTGATCTACATCCTGTCGTAGACCAGTTAATAGTTAATTTATCTATCAAAGTCGTTTTGATATCGGGCAGAAATATTGATAGCCCAATTCTCAGACTTGTTTTCGTTTATACTGTCCAAATATGCAGGTGTCTGTCTGTCAATCGTTAAAAACTTTCGATTGCCTGTCAACACTGGATATTCTTCTAGTTTATATGTGTTGTTTTTAATTGTGATTGTTTGCTTTTCCAACCATTTACCAAGGTTATCCAACCACTCTTTCGTGTCTGCCTTACGTTTTGCATTAGCACCGCTTATACGGTAGATCACACAAAATGGATACAGACAAACCTGTGTGACGTGACCAGTGATACTCTCTTTTTCTGATTCAATCACTGCACCGCTTACTGGGAACATTGCTTTTCCGCTTGCATCATCTAATGTAGAAAATGCAATTTCGTCTCCCTCTCTTAATTCTGGGAATTGATTTACCAGTTCTTGCAATGCTGTTGTGATCACGTCAAAACCATCAATGTCGTACTTGACTGGTTTCTTTTCTTCTGCCATCAACTTCCTCCTGCCTGCTTCTTAACATGAGTAACCCATGCTTTACCGTGATTCTTCTTTGCTGTTTCAAACCATTTTGGAGTCGCTTTTGGATTCTGGTAGCTTAAGTCAACTTTTGCATTTGTATGCCCTGCAAATTCAGTGACTAATACTTTCTTAGCACCTTTTCTCGCCCATGGAGACCCTGTTAATTCGTCAACCATACCTTTACCATAGTATAAGAAACGTCCCATCGGTCCAGTACCTGCACATACCATTCCAGTACCTGCAAGAGAAGCACTTTTTGCTCTCGTTACGTTAATGAATGTACCTGTTTCATGTGGCATATATTGGACCATATCAGTCATAACTTGAGTATCTAACCAATATTGAGCACTTTGTATTTGTTCATCGAATCTCGCCAGACTGATATTAGCTCTCATGTTCTGTGTATTCACATTAACATTTCCTAATTTCTTCTTAGCCATATATAACCACCTACTTAGCCATTACCTCAAAATGCGGGATTATGTCGTAAAAGGCACTTCCAGTTATTGCAAAGACATAATCATACTTAAGTTTCATTTCTTCGTAGAATCCGTCAATATAATCATCCTCTGCAATCGGTTCTTCATTCTTCCATTCGCCAACGATAAAGAAATCAAAACTATTCGCCTTAGAACTAAACGTAAGTGCTTCTGACAGCTTATCATTCGTCTGTTTACACCATTCTTTAGGCGGTAGCCATAATTTACTCCCTACCATCTTTTGACCACTTTTTAGGCTATACTGCACGTTTAATACAGCATTGTCCTGTGATTCAGAACCGTACTTTGCAACGATGCTTGCTTTATCCATGTTTAGGTTCGTATTATGCAAAATAGAGGGATACCATGTATCTCCTAATTTACTTTCATACCTATTAAAAAGTGTGATTGTATCGTTATACATCGTATCCCTCCGTTTTTTTATCTTGGATATATTCCCATGTACAGCAAGTTAACTCCGTTAGCATCAGTGATGCCAGACAGATAATCTCTTATCTTATCATCGTATAGTTGCTTCTGTGCTTCTTTGTCTGCCAGACACTTATCTATCAATGTAGCCGTACCTGCGTTACTGGAAGTCACATAGCTTATACTCTCGTTTCCTGCACTCTTAGATGCTACCTGCTTGCTCATCACTGTCCCATCTTCTAATGTGATATAACCCTGTGATGCTTCAACTCTCGTTTCTGCCTGTTCAATCTTATATGTGATTGACAGAAGTTCGCAAACACATCTTTTAACTGCTTCTGCATCATCTTCATCTGTTGGAAAAGCAATCTTAAGTTTCTTCACATTGTCAACACCAGTCGTGGCATTATCTATCTTCTTGCAAGAATCCCAGACCAGACGATTAAAGTCTGCTTCTGGGATTGCTTTCTCTCCAAAAAGGGTTTTGTAATATTCATAGTCAATGTATGCCATGAAATCACACTCCTTTTATCCGTTGGATTTAATCATACCCATACGGATGTTTTTTTCATTAAATGCTAAAGACCAATTAGTTTTAGTTCCTAACTCCGCAACTGTAGGAGATTCTTTAGCAATCTTATCAGCCTTGATACTAAATCCGTTAGGATGTAAAACATAACCCTGTTTTGTATACAGCTTCTGAATACCTGCTTTTTTCTCTGGGTCATAGTCTGTATAATAAGGATTTTCGTAATTTGTCTTATCGCAAGTTAAAATCGAACCAGAACCAATCATAAATGTTTTGTAAACAGGTAGGGCAGGCTTGGTTGTATCAACTGTAAATCTGTCAGTTACAATTGGAATAAATCCACCGATTTTAGGTAATGTCACTTCTTTTTCTACAGCGTTAGCGATAGTGTATTTGTTGTAGTCAACAAGTCCCATTGCTTTATATTTTGCATAGATATATGAATGCATTACAAGTAATCCTAATTTGTCGTCAGAATCCCCTAATGCTTTCTGCTGTGCAAAAATCAATGTTGTATCATCAATTTTATTTGCATCAGTTGCACTCTCTCCAGATGCTGATAAATCCGTGATATGGTTTTCCATGCCGGACAAACTTAATACACCCTCTACTGTAGACATTAAATCTCTTATCCTAGTCTGCTTGTAGAACCCTGCCACGCTGTTTGCGACATGTGTCATAGGGTCAGCGCCAGTTAATTCTTTTGTAAAATCCTGTGACTGCCATGCTTTCATTCTCTGAATCAGCATACAAGTCTGTTTACTTCCAGTAATTTCTGTTGGTGTATTATCTGTTAAACCATCATTGTTAAGTGCCTGTGAATCCTGCTCATCGATTGGTTTATAAAAAGGAAGTGTTGCAACATTACCTTTTTCTCCAATTAAATCCATAATCGTGTTGTCCTGCACTAACACACCAGATGCAAGGATTCTATCATTCCATGTTGGGTTTTCTGTCATATAACGAGAAAATTCTTCTGGGTCAAAATAAAAACCGCCAAATAATCCTGTCATTGCCATAATAAAAAAAGTCCTTTCTACCCTAAATAAGAATAGATAAGGACTTATCTTTGTCCCATCTACCTACAACTATTAAGGGATTTTTAGGTTAGCGGCTCACTTCCATATTGTGAGTCGGTATTATCTATCTGTCATTTAATAAGGTTGCATAGTAGTCTGGGTCCTCTGCCTTAAGCTTCATTCTGTCGTCTAAAGACATTTCCCTTAACTTCTGTGTTCCCTTTTTCTGCTCTCCGCTGTTGAACTTAGTCGTAAAGCTTGGGATATTAGTACTTGGTGCTTTCTTTTCGTCAACCAAGATGTTCTCAATTGGTTTCCCATCTTTAGTAGTAAGTTCTTTAAATACATCTTCTGCATTTTTCCCATTCTCTTCTTCTAACTTCTGAATCATCTGGGAACGGATAGAGTCTTCTGTAATTGCATTTACAAATTTTTTATCAGATAAGAAATCTTTTACCTTGTCTCTTAACTCTGTCTGCTTAGCTTCTTTTGCTCTTGCTTCTTTTTCGTCTGCAAGCTCCTGTGTTAATGTTGTAATCTTAGTCTTAAGACCGTCAACATCTTCTTTCTCTAATTCTGCTAATCTGGTCTGTACATCGTCTAAAGATGTTTTGTATTCATCTTTTTTCTCTACCTGTTTATTATAATCAGCTACAGTCTTATAATTTTCGGCATGTCTTTTTTTAAGCTCTGCCTTTTTCTCTTCTGGGATTTCGATTCCTAATTCTGCTAAAATCTGTTCGTAATTCTGCATATATATCCTCCTACATTGTTTGTATACCGCTATGTCTGCGGTAATGGATTAAGACTTATATACCTAAGTCAAGGTAAAAGAAATGTGGGGACTTGAACCCCACTCGAGCCTCGAACTCTTTTCCTGTTGTCGTGTAACCAAAAACGCTTAAAAAACTCTGTACTTACAAGGAGGCTGTGGCAAATCTGCATAATTCCTACATATTTATTGTAAACCCTAAAATATGCCGTTTCAATACCCTCTTTTTTTACATTTCCGCAAGTTTCTTTATCTGTCGCTGTATCTCTTTTCTCTCGTCCATAAAGTCAGAATCAATAACCATAGAAGAAAGCATATCATACACTTCCACCATCAATCTACCGACCGATTCCATAAGCTTATCACGGTGTCCTTGATCTCCGTTTTCTTTGTATGCCATTTTAGCACTTAAGTAGTTGTCATACAATGCATCTATATTTTTATCATACTTGCCATTGCTGTACTTCTTAATAAGATTCTCTCCTGCATCCATGACGGTTTCCGCTATGTCTCCATGCTCCATCTTTTCCAGATTGCATAATGTTGTTGTAATCTTATACATTGCATCAAGATTAGATGTTGTGAGCTGTTTTAATGCTGAGTTTTTTTCTCTTTCTAGCTGTTCTTCCAGAACATGTTTGATTTCACTCATAATTTGACCCCCTTAAGCTTCTTTTTGTATTTCTCATGAA